CGAACAGTTGCTTCGCCATGTCCCAGGCGCGGCCCCAGTCGCCAGAGATCAATGCCAGGACGATACCAACCACATCGCTGAGGATGTTGGCAACGTCGTGGATGTGCTCGCCGATGTCCTTAAGGATCGGGAGAACTATGGGGGAGACTCCCTCCCACGCTTTCACAAGGCTGTCGATGGCCGGTTTGATGTTCTGCTCGTAGTAGGTCTGGACGTCCGTCGCGAACTTCGAAATCGCGGGCCCGGCTGTGTTCACGAACGACTCGATGGCCGGCACCACGTCGTTCAGGAACACCAACCCTAGCTGCGTGACGATGGGCAGCAGCTTGTAGCCGATCTGTTCCTGCACCTCGCTCATCCGGATTTTCGCCTGCTCGAACTGGCCGGCTGTGCTCTTCGCGTAGGTGTCGCTCTGGCCGGCGAATTTCGCCTGCACCGCGGCCAGCGCCTCGGCCTCGGTCGCGCCGTCCGCGATGGTGATGCCCATGCGCTTGAACGCCTGGACGTTCTCATCCGTGACCTTGCCGACCATCTTGCTGGCCGTTTCGAGGTCGATCCCGGCGCCGCGGCTGAGGTCCATCGCCAGCTTCTGCCGGCTCAGCGCCTCGTTAACGTCGCCGGTGGCGGCGAGCAGTTGCTGGAATGAATCGCGCACCTGGTCATCGGTGAAGGCCTTTTTTTGCCCCGCTTCGATAGCGAGGTTTACCTTCCCGAGGTTTTCGTCGTAAGCGCCGCCAGCATTGCGTAGGGCTTGCTCCAGCCGCTTGGTCGCCGCTTCGTCCGCTACCGCGCCCTCAACCGCACCCTTGAAGAATCCCGCCACCTGTCCGGCCGCATTGGCCGCGAGGACGCCGCCGGCAACCTTGCCGATCTCCCCGAAGACGCTGGCCATCTTCCCCTTGAAGCCCTGGGCATCCTCCTCAGCTTTCGAGGTGTCGAGGCGCACATCGACGTTGACATCGTTCGCCACGTCAGACCTTCTTCCGATGCAACAGAATCAGCTCGGTGTCATGCAACAGGCGGCGCGCATCCTGCTGATCCAGCTCAGCCGGTGACAGGTTCCAAAACTGGCAGAGGTTGAGCCGCAAGTAAGCCTCCCTGAGTTCGGCCGGTTCGGTTACTCGTTCTCCGGTTTCGTGGTTGACGGCTCCGGGGATTGCTGCCCATCGCTCGACCCTTGCCCTAAAGGGGCGGATGGCAACCTCACAGCCAGCACCCAACCCTGGAGAATTGCGATCTTCATGAGCGGCGGAAGGCGATTAAAATTCTCCCCGTTCGGTTCTAATGGTTCGCCCCGAGTGGTGACGTTCCACGATTCGATGTAGCCGTCACCGAAAGCGGCAAGCCCGTCATCGAGAGCGCCGGGATCGTTGGTTTGCAGTAGTGAAAGCTGCTCAAGCTGTTTGAATTCGCGGAACGTGCTTGCTAGCCGGACTGTCACCCGAAGATCAGGAAAGTCCGGCAAGGTAAGCGTTTCCGTGTCGATCAGTTCGTAGCCCAAAGTGCCACCTCCAAGGGCTATTGGTCGTTAGCTCCACACTCCGGGAGTCCCGTCAAACATCGTCAGCGTCACGCGCCCGGTCAGCCCGAGGCTGTTATCAACCGCCACCTCATAGCCGTTGGCGATCACCGAGACTGTATAGACCGGCCCGGCCGCGAACGTGATCACCAACGTTCCGTTCACTTGGGCGGAGGACGCCGGCGAGAAGTTGGCGTGGAAACCGTCAGTGTCGCTGGACACCACGCCTGAAAGCGCGATGTTCGTGTCCTTGCGGCCCGCCAGCCGTTCGAAGCCTTCAACGTCGAGACCCGAAACGTCGATCATGTTCGTGGGTGAGCCGATCGTGAAACTGGTGATGTCGTTGGAGATGTCGTCCCCAGCGAAGGTCATGCTGGTCAGCAGGCCCGTATATTTGGACATCTCAGTCCCTCCCTGGGGCTATGGCCGCGGCGAAGGTCGCCGGGTTGAACGTGCCGGTTGTCGCGACTCTCACGAATCGCTGGACGATGCCGCTCGCACTCTTGATGCGTTCGGCGCCATTCGCTCCACCAAGGACAGCCGCGAAGCCACCCCCGGAGAGGTCGCCCATTGAGCCAGCCAGGTTCTTGGGCGCGTGCTGGATCTTGACCGTCACCGAAGTCCCCACGACCGAGAACACCTGCGACTGAGCCGCCCAGCCCCGATGCGAGGTGCGTTGCATGGTTCCGCCGGTAGCCGCGCCACCCGTGAGGTCTACCGCAACGGTGAAATGCGTGGGGTCAACCACCGTCACCGTGAAGGCGTCGTTGAGGGCCGATTTGTCGGTGCCTGAGATGAGCACTGAGTCGCCCGTCTGGAGAAGGTGCGGCGTGGCCGTCAGGACGGATGTGGGGCTGGCAGCTGATGCGCTGGTGATCGTCACAGCCGGGACGCCCTTGGGAATCCCGAGGTCGATGCCTGTCCCCGTGGCCGTGGCCGCAGTGTCGGTGCGTTTGCCGTCCGTGATCAGGAAGCCCCACTCAACAGCGAACCCGGCCGCCGCCATAGCTCTGAACGTAAATCCCGCCCCGAGGCTGTTCTGCACCGCCATGTCATATGACATCTGCTTGCCAACGAGCATGGCGGTATAGGCGCCGTCTTCCGGTGGAATGGGCACCATGAGGTTGCGGTTACCCGTGGGGTGGTTGCGGAACACAGGATGGGCGCGGGATGGGTTAAACCACACCCCTCCCTCGATCGACCCGTCGAACCGGCCCGCGAGCCGTTCGAAGCCGCCCTGGTCGAGTCCTGAGACATCCAGCATGGTCGGCCCGCCACCGGCACGGCTCAATCCACCGAAGTCCCCGCCAAGATCGACACCATCCACCCAAAGAGTTGAACGGCCTGTGAGCTTCGTCATGATGCCTCCAAGAGCCGGGCGTGAACTTCGAAGGAAAGGGCACGCACGTCCCGCTGCGCGTCCGGGAACGGCAGCGTGCGCTCAACGAATTGCTCGTTTTCCACCGTCAGCAGGGAGACGGCCTTGCCCGCGATGGTGTAGTCCGTGCCGTGCAGCGTGGGATCGATGAACTTCGCAGGCAGGTCCACGAGAACCACGGCGATGTCATCTTCCATTGCCTGCTGTGCGTCTTCCTCAGAGGTGAGCGGCCAGTAGGCGTTCACCCCGAAGACCATCGCGATCATGCGTTGGCCCGAAACCGAGCGGGCCGCTTCCGGAGCGGGTTGCGTCCTGAGCACCTTCCAGCGCGCCACCGGGCGAGCGCCTGGGGTGAGCGCGTTCGGCTCGCCTTTGAACACCTTTTCGAAGTAGCGGTCGGTGCCGTTCGGCAGCGTGTAGGCCACGAGCGTGGATTGCAGCGTGAGGGTGAGTTCGCTGGTCACGGCGTCACCTTCCGGGCTGCGTCGGCAACAGCGAACAGAGAGTCAGCCAACTGTCGCGACGCCTTCGCCGCGCTCTCTGCGGCCCCACTGACGCGCTTCAGGGACTCAATCATTGGAGCGCCCTCGCGATCTCGTCACCGACGATGCGCTGGAAGTCGAGGCTCTTAGCTTTCGTCTTGCCCTTGCGGAACATGTAGTAAGCGGTGGCGAGCTTCACGCCGCCCCTCGTGCCGCGTTCACTCCAGGTCTTGCGCTTCGTCAGGAGTGAACTGTTAACCGTCACCCCTCGCCCGTTCGTGTAGACGCGGGACTGAATGGAGCGCCGCAGTTCACCAGACTTCGAAGGTGTGTTTAGCTTTACGGTCGCCTCAACCTGCGCGCCGACTTGCAACATACCCTTGCGGGTAGCCTTCTCAATCGCCTGTTTCGGTGCATCGAACAGCGGCCCGGAGAACCGCACGGTAGGCATCAGACCACCGCCGCCGGATCTCTGAGGCTGCTCAGGACACTGTCGATTGCAGGCCACATCTCGCGGAAGCCTTCGCCGGGATATCCCGCCGACGACCGCCAGAGGTAGCGCGCCGCGTCCGCCCGCACAGCCCGTTCGATATGGCCTGGGTAGCGCCGCAGGTAGACCGGAGCATCGGTGTGCGCCGCGGCCGTCGTGCCGTTGATACCCCGCGCCTCAACCGTCACTTCGAAGGTGTCCGGGTCGGGAGTGTTATCAACCGTCTCCACGGTCAGCACGGGCCCGAGCTCCTCATCCTCGAGGAACAGGGAGTCACCACGCGCCAGCAGGCCAGCCGCGTCTTCACTGACCACGATGTTCAGGACGGTGTCATCGATCGTCCCCGTGATTGCGGCGTCGCCAACGACTGCCTGCAGGATGCGGCTGTAGCCGAACTCTCCAACAATCTGGACGCGCCGCTGTCCCCAGGGAAAGACCGTGCGCGTGCCCTGCGGGTTCAGCCGAATCGCGCGCGCCGCAATCCCCTGCTCGCGGTTCATCGGCCATAACACGAAGTCGGTAACGGTCGTTTCGAACGCGCCGTCACCGTCGAGGTCGAACTTCAGGGTCGTTACGCTCTGAATGTCGCCAACCCACAGCTCGCCGCAACCGTTGCCATCGAAGTACCGCGTTTCGATCTCCGAGTGCATGCGCCGGCCGCCCGTCTGCTGCACGAGGTAATCGCTCGCCTCCCGCAAGGCTTCCACGCGCCGCGGATCTCCCGCCTCGGTCGCGCCGTAGGCGTTCAGGTCAGGAGTGAAGTCGAGCAGGCGGGCGTAAATCACAGGACACGCTCCGTCGTTCGGTAGTGCCCGAGCGGGCAATTGCCGATGCCTTCGCGGTTGTACTGCAGCGGCTCACCGCATCGCGGGCAGTCCACTTCGCGACGGCCGTGTTGAGCCTCCGCGAGTGCCTGCGCTTCCTTGATGATGCTTCCGAGTCCGCCGAAGTCACTCATCCGGCGCTCACAGTCAGGACGCCGCTGTCATTCCAGAGAGCGCCAGCCACAGCAGGGTCCACCGTCGGAAGGGCCGAGAGCAGATTGTCGAGCGCGGCAGCGATAGCCGCGTCCGATGCCGAGGTGGTGACGAAGACGTTGCTGGCGTCAGGTGAGTCGGCGTTGAACATCGCCGCCTTCTCATCCGTGCTCGGGAGCGTCGGCGAGGTCGCGTCCAGGAGTGGGAAGGTATACGCCTCCCAGGAATCCCCATCCCACACGAACCAATCGCCGGTATCGACCTCATAGAAGGTCGAACCCGCCGGGGCATCCGTGGGCTTCGAGTCGCCAGACACGCCCTGATAGCGATTGATGGTGGTGATGAGGACTGCCACGGTTATTCAGCCCAGGTGATGTAGGTGTTTGCAGCCGTCTTCTGAATGCAGATCCGCCGGCCCTGGAGAGTCGCGATGGTCGTGGCAGCGAGCCGCGTGGTTCCGGTCGAGCCGGTCAGCGTCACGGTCTGGTTGCCATCGTTCACGTAATGACAGGTCCGCACCTCACCGATCGCCCACTCGGGGAAGGCCGCATCCAGGTTGTTCGCTGTATCGACCGTCAGCGTGCCGCCGCCAGTCGCCGAGGTGTGAACCAGCAAGCCAACGGCGAGCGTCGCGGCTGTGAGGTCCGCGTTTTGCGAGTCCACGTCCACCTGTGTACCGACGTTGGTCGTTTCATAACCGGCCGGGCTGACGGCCTTAATGAAAGCCCCGTCAGCCTTCTTGCGGTAAACGAGTCTCCCGTACTCCCATGCTGCTTTGACGAGTGTGACTGCCATTTGTGCCTCCTCTTTTTAGGTGGTTGGTGCCACCGGGCTTAGCGTCGTCGTCTCCTGGGTGCCGGGGCCTCCTCGGCGTCGGCTTCGGGTTCGACTTCGTTTTCCGATTCCACTTCCGGTTCCACTTCCGGTTCGGGTTCCGTCTCGGGTTCCGGTTCCTCTGCAGGCGCTTCGGTCTCAGCGTCGAGCGCCCCGTAGATGTCCTCGCGCCAGCGGTACAGGTTGCGGGCGTCGAGAGCCTCACGGAGTGGCCGCAGATCCCCGCCCCGTGCCAGCGACAGGGCGGTTGAGAGTTCACCAGCGTCGAGAGCCTGCACGTTGTATCGCTGGCAGAGCAGGCGTTCGATGGTGTCGATGTCAGCCATCAGGCGTTAGCCGTTCCCGGCGTCTTCCAGCTCGGCATGTTGACCGGCGCCCGCTGAACCTTCAGGCCGTAGGGGATGTAAAGCACGGTGCCGTACTCGGTGTCGGTGTTGCCGAGGTCCGGGACGTTGACCGCGATGTGCGAGTAGCCGTCGCTGAGGTCCTGCGACCGCACCGCGAACGCCAGAATGATGTCGGTCTCGGACGTGCCGGCGATGGCGGTGATTTCCGAGGCAGCGGACTGCGTCACCTTCACCCACGGCTCATCGTTGTCGAGGTCGGTCTCCTGCTTGATCCAGTAGTCCGTGATGATGTCGAGGTCGCGCGGGGTGCCGCCGGCGCCGTTCACCTCTTGGAGGTCGATCGCCAGGTCGTCGGTGGTGCCGCCGGACTTCTTCTTCACCACGACGACCAGCATGCCTTCGCAGTTCTGCATCGAGACCGGCTTGCCGGTAATGCCTGAACCACAAAAGTCCTGCGGAAGTGCCCCGATGGTGATGTCGAACGCCTTGCCGAGCGGTCCTGCGTAGGTAGTCATTTAAGTTCCCTTCTCCGGCCAGCCGGATACTTGGGCCGGGGCAGGCTTGCCTACCCCGGCTGGGTGTTAGGAGCGGGCTCCGAGGGTGACGAACGGGCTGAGCGAGTCGCCGTTGGTAGGAGTGAACGGCGACTGAATCCACGGGCGGCCGTCGTTGCGGTCCGTGAGCTTCATGACCGTCACGTCATTCATGAACTGCGCGTGCGGCGAGCTTTCCAGGCCGGAGCCGGGGCGGTCACCGATGAGGTAGTAGGTGAAGTCGATAAATGAGATGTCAGCGGCAGAACCGAGTGCCGGCACCTTCTCGGTTTCGATGATCGGGCGGCCGAGCATGGTCGGAACGGGGCCGTTTGCCAGGTTCACCAGCATGACCGGAGCGCCACCAGTGCCCACTGCGATCGACAGTTGCTGAAGCTGCACAAAGGTGGTCGGGTTGACGATCCACACCGCCCGGCCCTTCGAGCTGGGCAACATGCGGGCGTACATCTTCAGGATGTTGTCGATGACCACCGTCGAGGCGGCCTGGTTGGTTTCCTTTGTGACGGTGATGAGCGCCGTGTTGGTCGAAGCGAGGGCACCCAGCGGTTCACCGACGCCCGTACCGACCAGGAAGTCCTTGTCTTCGGCGAACGCCTTGGCCTGCGGAAGGGTGCGACGGATGAAACCGTCGAGCGCCGCCACATCGGAGAACATCTCGTTCGGCACTTCTGCGCCGGCCACCTGCTTCGTGACATCGAGCTTCACGCGTCCGAACTTCGCGGTCGAAGGGGTAATCGTCGCGCCTTCACCAACGCGGGAGACGGTCCAGCCGCCGAAGGTGGAGCCGACGTTGGTGGTCCAGTCCACGAACGGGAACAACATCTGCGGCGTGGACATCGGGATCACGGTCGCGCGGCTGCGGACGATCGACTCCTCAAGCGTGAGGCTGCGGATCTCGTTGTCCATCGACTCGGGGATCAGGTAGCCGCCTGACGCCGGGTCGTAGGACGAAAAGGCGTTCATGACCTCGTTGATCTTTTCGAGGCGCTTGGCCTGGGTGTTCTTGTGCCAGATTTCCTTGGCGAAGTCCCCGATGTTCGTGAAGCCGATCTCTTCCATCTTCCGCGCGTAGATGTTCCGCGGCGGCGCCTTCGGGGTTTCGTTGCCGCCCATCGCCGGCCGCGCGATGTTCATGCCGCGTTCCGCGAGCCACTGATCCATCGCTTCGCGCGTCGCCTTGGCGACTGTGCCGTTGGCGGCTTCGCGGGCGTCCAGGATCTCCGCGATCTGCTGCGGCAGCGGCGGGCGCTCCAGCTCGTTGTAGCGGTCCTGCAGGTCCGTGAAGCGGCGGGCCTGGAGCCAGCGGTTAATCTCCGCCGGGTCATTCAGCATCGCCCGCGCCTTCTCCAGAGAATCCGGCAGGGTGAGTTCGTCAGTTGCGGCCATTGAGGTTCTCCTTGATCAGGCGCGTGAAATCGGTCGGTAGCGGTGGCTTGTAGCCAGTCGCCAGGGGTGGAATGAGGGCGGAGTCGATAGGAGGAGCCGGGGATTCGTTCAGTGCCGCCACCTGGCCCCGAGCGATGTTCTGTACGTAGATGCCGACTTCATCGGCGAGGCCCGCGTCGACCGCGGCCTGCCCGCGATAAAGCGTCCCGCGCTGAGGCATCGCGGCCATCGCGTTGAGCCAGTCTTCGACGGTGCCACCCGCGCGTTCGGCGTAAATCGAAGCGATGTTTGCCGAGGCTTCCTTCAGGGTTTCATGGAGAGCGAGCGCATCCTCTTCGTCGCCAAGGACCAGCCCCTGAGCACGGTGGATGAACATCGAGGCGTTGCGCGCGATGACCCGCTTATCCATCGCCTGGAAGACGAAGCTGGCGGCGCTGTCCGCCGAGCCTTCGACGTAGCCAACCTTCTCGGCCTTGTGCCCGAGGATGGCGTTGTACATCGCCAAGCCGTCCGAGACGTAGCCGCCCGGACTGTTGAACAGGAAGTTGATCCGGCTGGCTTTGATGGAACGAAGGGCGCCGTTGAACTCGCTGGACGTGGTGCCGTCCCACGGGTCGCCAATGATTCCGTACACTTCGATGTCGGCGGCGTCGTTCGCGACGTTCTGAACGCGCCACGACAGGCGAGCAGGCTTGTCCATGCGCCCGAGATTCGATCGGC